CAAGCCCGCTAACGCCAACCTGCTGGACCTCAACGACAAACTCGGCCTCGTTCCCGCCTACGACGACCTCACCGCCGCAACGCTACGGGCGGACTTCATCAAGTTGGTGCAGAAGTTACCCGCCGACCAACAGGAGCGGTTCCTCAAGGACCTGGACCAAATGACCCCCGCCCGCTTTGAGAAGGGCATCCAATTCATCCAAAACCAACTCTCTAAAAAATAAGCCATGACCTTACTTGAAAAATGCAATGCCGATGTGTTCAAGGATATACTTGACATCAAATCCTCAAATCCCGATATTGGGGAAAGTATGTTTCGCATACTGCAAAAGCACACATCTAGTTTTGATATAATTTGTGACGACATGCTTTGGTTCTCCGCACACCTTTCTTCAAAAATTTGGGATTCCAGAGTTCACACCTTCCACCTCCTATTTGAATCCAAACAAACCACCGAAATGCCATGAACCATCTCGTAACCATCCCCAAGTCGGACATCAGCAAGGCTGACATCGCCGACATCGCCGCTGGCCTTATCCTCCGAATACAGGAAGGCGAGGTCAACCCCATCGCCGCCCATGTACGCTTGAAGGCCGTTGTCAAAGCCTTGGAGCAAGTACTCAAAGCGACCGAGGACATCGTTCGGGACGAGGCCGACAAGCACGGCAAGACCTTCTCTGCCTTCGGGGCAGACATTCAAGTCAAGGAGGGGGCGTTGACACCCGACTACTCGCAAGACCAAGTTTGGAGCGACTTGCAGGCATCTATGAAAGCAAGAGAAGAACTGCTGAAGATGGCCTTCCGCAACGCTGGCAAGGCAACGGTGTACGACGAATCCACGGGCGAAGCGCTCCCCGTATGTCCCGCAAAGGGGACAAAACCATCCATTGCAGTTACTTTTAAAGCCAGTTAAGATGACAAGGAGCCAAGCACTCATCCAAGCGATGCAGTTACTCGCTACACGCCCATACAAGGCCGCAGAACTCTCCAAAGCCATCGGCATAAACATCCGTACCACTCACCGAATTTTAAACGATTTACGGGCCTCTAAATGGCTTACAAAAGAAACCTGCAAATATTCAATTAATCCTAAACAAAACGGATGACATACAAGCCAAGGGTCAACACAAAAACCGTTCTTCAAGACAACCCAATGGCGGTCGCATTAGGCCAAAAGGCCGAAGAACTATTCCCTATTTTATTTCAAGAAAAGACAGGAATGGAATGCGTGAAGGCCACGGATGACCAGCAACGATTGCACATTGACTTTGTTTGTGGTCGCTTTTCTTTTGAGGTTAAGTCAATAAAGCGAAAGGAACGAAACGACCCATTCTTTTGTACCGATGAAATGGTATTAGAGATTACGAATAGTTTTGGGTTTAATGGATGGCTTTACGGCGAGGCCACGCACATTGCGCAGGAAACATTGGATTCCTTTCTTATCTTTAATCGTCAAGACCTTGTAAATCATTACGAAGCAAACGAGCATATTTACCCTAAAATAACCCGCCATACCGACTGCTTTGTGTGGGTTCCCTTTGAACACCTTAAAACAATTAAATATTCAATTTTACCTAAACCCCAACCTATGAGCAACTATCAACCACAACCTAACACTTTCACGCTTTTCTCTAACGACAAGGGCGATAATCCCAAGCGGCCCGACTATCGTGGGGACATCATTCTTCCCGACGGAACCAAGATGCGCCTGTCCGCATGGGTCAAGGAAGGGCAGAGCGGCAAGAAGTTTCTAAGCGGCAAAGTGGAGCCAATGAACGAATCCCGTCCAGCAAATGCCTTTGAACCACAGGACGGAGATATGCCTTTTTAGTGTAACTTTGCCCGAAGATTACATTTAAGAGTAGACGCATTCCTTGTATAGCAGCCAAGGAGTGTTTAGATAAAGGGTTCCCGTTAAACCCCTCGCCCTGGCTGCTGCTATCAGTCGGGGCGTTTTTTTTACTACCACATGGAAAATAGTTGGTACAAGCACTCCCCCAGCGATTGGCTCGCAGGACGAATCAGCCGCAAATCTTTTGAATTGCAGGGGGCATTCATTCACATTTGTCAACTCTACTGGGTCAAGCACGGCCACTTTACGGCCCATCAAGCAAGCCTTGAAATCGGGGCGACCCTGCTTGGTCAGTTGATGGAAGCCGAAATCATTAAGGAGGAAGGCGAACAAATCCGCATTGAGTTCCTTGACTTGCAGATGGCTGACCTTGACCGTCTAAGCCAGCGAAGAAGCGAGGCTGGACGCAAAGGTGGGGAGAATAAAGCCCAAGGAATAGCCAAGCAATATGTAGCAAGTGCTAAGCAAATCGTAGCAAGTGCTAAGCAAAACGAAGCAGATAAGATAAGATTAGATGAGATAAGAGAAGATAAGATTGAGATACAAGAGAAGAAGAAGAATACTTGTGTGCTTTTTGACCAATTTTGGAGCCTATACCCCCGCAAGACCTCCAAGCAGTCCGCATCCAAAGCCTTCGCAAAGTTGAAGGACGAGGACCAGCAGGCAGCCATTAACAACATCTCCCGCCTATACGCTGAAACCCCCGTGCAGTTCGTCCCCCATGCGGCCACCTACTTAAACCAAGGACGATGGGAGGACCAAGCCATTGCCAGAATTAATACCTTTGCAAACCCACTAAACCAAACCGACGATGAACCCCTACCATCTTACCGCTGAACGCAGGCTCCTTTCCTGCCTCATGGACCAGTTTACCAACCGAGCGGTCCTGCTACTGCAAATCCCCGAACGACTATTCACGGGGAACCATGTCCTCGTTTACAGGGCGATTGAATCCCTCCACCGAGCAGAGCGACCTGTTGACTTGGTGGCCGTTCACAAGCACCTCATTGACAACGGGCAGGCCCATGTCATCGCTGACTTTGTGGACATCTTGGACGGGAACACGCTCACCTCCGACTGGAAGGTCTATGCCTCGGACCTCAACGAGGCGTGGAAGCAGCGTGAAGAACAACGCATCATGGACGAGTTGGCCCATGACCGTGACATCCCCAAAGCCTTCGCCCGCTATCAATCCATGCAGGCCATTGAAACCAACGCCACCGAAACAACGGCGCACGAACTGGCCAAGACCTACCTCATGAACATGAACGAGGTAAGGGAAGGCAGACGCAAGGATTCTATCTTCCCGACCTACATCAGCCCGATGGACCGAATGATGACGGGATTCAAGCCAACCGAGTTCATCCTCCTTGGGGGTCGGCCCGCAATGGGCAAGACGCTCTTGGCCCTGCAAATCGCAATGAACCAAGCCATGGCCGATATTCCCGTCGTGTTCTTTACCCTTGAAATGAGTGCCGAGCAACTGACCCAGCGGATGCTTTCCAACCTTGCCAACATGGACGGGGCGCACTTCCTTAACCCGACCGAACGAATCAGCACGCAGGACTTCATGGACCTTGGTCAAAAAACGGACCTTCTAAAGTCCAAACCGCTCTACATCGTGGACTTGCACCAAGCCAACCTTGACCGCATTGAAGGCGAAATCGCCAAACTGAAAACCAAGTACGGGATTTGCGGATTCTACTTGGACTACCTCCAACTCGTAGAGCCGACCAAGATTGACAAAGCCAAGCCGAAAATTGAGCAGATGACAAATATTTCCAAGACCCTCAAAGCAATCTGCAAACGGCAGAAGGTGTTCGGGGTCGTTGTATCCTCCCTATCCCGTGCAACCGAGGGACGGAGCGACCATCGGCCCATCATGTCCGACCTTCGGGAAACGGGGCAACTGGAGTTTGACGCTGACAAGATTGGCTTTGTTTACCGCCCCTACGAACACGATAGGAACCAGCCAGCGGACCTCATGGAAGTCATCGTCCGAAAGAACCGCAACGGAAGCCTTGGCATCGCAAACATTCAATGCCACCTTCCCTTTACCAAAGCCAACGAGTACCCACCCAATTCGCTATGACGGAAGAATACAACCTCCAAGCCGCCTGTGTCAAGTTGTTCGCTTTGATGCGACCCAACGAGCAGGGTCTGCTATTCTTGAACCTCAACAACCCCCGTTCCCGCTCCAACGGGTTCTTCCTGAAGGGCATCGGGCTGACCGCTGGGGTGGCCGACATGACCTACCTATCCCCAAAGGGTGCGGTGTTCCTTGAATTTAAAACCCCCAAGGGCAAGCAGTCCCTCTCCCAAAAGTGGTGGCAGGGGGTCGTGGAGGCAGTTGGCTACAGGTATGTAGTCATCCGAAGCGTGGAGGAATTTCAGCAGGTGTTGGCTGAATGTTGCTAACTTGTGTATATCTTCGTTAAACCTAAACCATAAACCCATGAAACCAACCCCCACCGATTTCCGCCGCTGGCAAATCCACATCCGCAAGGAGTGCGTGAACTGCGACCGCCCCGACCGCTCCGAAACCATCAAGCCTTGGTCCGTCAACTGGACCCTGCTCGGAAGAATCCTTCAAGCCAAAAACGCCTAAGTCATGCCCTGGATACGACCCCAAGACCAAATGCCCAAGGATGGCGAACCCGTGCTGATTACTGACAACGAAGGATATCAAATCGTTGCTTGGTATTCTGTAAGCAACAATATGTGGTACTCCGAGTATCACTCTTGGTTCACCCATGAAGTCCTCTGCTATATGCCCATCCCCGAAATCGTTTAAGCCATGACCCCAGCACTCATCCACCATTTAGTTGACACCACCGCAATGGTTTTCGGAATCACGCCCGACCAGGTGCGCTCCGCATCAAGGGAACGGCCCTGCGTAATCGCTCGGAACATCGTGGCCGACATCGCCTACAACGAGTACCTGTTTACCTATATGGCTATCGGCAAGGAACTGAACCGCCACTACTCCACCATCATTATCAACTTGGAGTCCTTCCACAACGATTGCAAGGCCAAGCCGCAACTGCGATACCTACGGAGGCAAGTTTTCAACAATGCCCAAGAGTATTTGCAGACCGCTGAAGGGGCATATATCACTGACACTCTGCTACTTCCGCCCACCGAATAGCCCGAAACCGCTATTACACCCAAGGGGTCGGCCTAACCGCTGACCCTTTTTTTTTGCAATCTTTGCATATGCAGTCAGCAGAACAAACGATACTGGACCTCTACCGAAGCGGCGAAATACGAAAAGCCTGCCTGACCATCACGGGAGGCGACCCGCTTTGGAGGGACTTGGAGCAGGAGTGCGTGCTCATACTGCTGGAGAAAAATCCAGAAAAAATCATGCAAATCCACGGGCAGGGATATTTCAAATTCTATGTGGTGCGCCTCCTGCTGAACCTGTACCGAGGCAAGAACAACCAATTCGCCCAAAAGTACCGTCACCACGATTTGCTGCAAGAACTGGACCCCGATTACCCAATTCCCCAGTCCGAGTACGATTCCTTGATGGACGACCTGTGGGCCATCGCAGAGGCAGAGATGGACACTTGGGCCAAGGACGGGGCGTTCCCGTATGACAAGGAACTGCTGCGCCTCCATCTGCGAACAGGGAACATGAAGAAACTTTCCCGTGACACGGGCATCCCGTACCGCTCCATCATTTACTCAATTGACCAAGCCAAGGCCAAAATCAAGGCCGCCATTCAATCCCATGGACACGCTGATATTTCCCCTGCTGATAAGTAGTTTGACGGCCCTCGCAATTGCCGAGTACCATGTCCTCCCCCAATGGTGGTACACGACTTGGCTGGGAAGGCACAAGCCGTTCTCCTGTGTCACCTGCCTGACCTTTTGGGTGGCGGTTGCCCTCACATGGTCCACCTGCGGATGGGTTCTCGCTCCTGTGTACGGACTCGCCTCGGCGGGGCTAACGGTTGTCATCCTGCAACTGACAAACCGATGACCCAAGACGAGTTTGTCCTTGCGCAAAAACACCGCCATTACTGGGAGCAATATCAGGCAGCCCTGTTCATGCGGCTATCCCCCGAAGCGGTCCACGACTTGCAGACCATCCTCGTCGCCCACGGCAGACCCAACACGAATTGGTGGTGCGCTGACTGCGTAAAATCGGCTCTCCAATACATTTACCAAGAGGCGGACCAATTCGCCGAAGCCAACCAGCAGACCGTTACCCATGCCCTCAACAACCCCAACCCGTGACCAGTTTGAATCCTACGCCGACTATGGCGAAGGCGTGCGCAACAACGCCAAACGGGGGATTGAACTTAACGAGAGGAACGGCAACAAGTGTGCAACCCAAACAGGCAAGGTCCGAGCGCAGCAACTCGCCAACGGTGAGGCTATTTCCCTTGAAACGGTTAAACGGATGCACTCTTACCTTTCACGGGCTGAAACCTACTACGACAACGCAGACAGCACCAGCGACTGCGGTTACATCAGTTACCTGCTATGGGGTGGTAAAGCGGCCCTTGGGTGGTCACGAAATAAACTACGGGAACTTGGCGAACTCAACGAAGGTTGACCCCGAAGCGCAGCGGCAGGCTCGGACTGAATCGCTGATGATGGTCATTACGACCCTCTGCGACTGCATTGGGGCCGTGGAGGAATCCAACTCGCCCAACGCCTTTGCGGTGAAGATGAAAATCGTGGACAAGATTGACGAACTGATTGATAAAATAGAGTATTGATGGCAGGCCGTCCCCCAATATGGAATACCCCCGAAGAACTATGGGAGGCGTTTGAAAAGTACAGGGCCGAGAACAAGGCCAACCCGTACCGAGTGCAGGACTATGTCGGCAAGGATGGGGTCATGGTTTACAGGGACAAGGAGCGGCCTATCACCTTTCGGGGCTTTGAGGGATGGCTTGCGGAGAACGGGGTCTGCTTTGACCTTTCGGACTATAGGAAGGGCACATCGGAGATGCACAAAGAATTTTCCCCAATCATTACACGCATACGGGCCACCTGTGACAAGGATATGCTGGAGGGTGCAAGTTCGGGCGTTTACTCGGCCAACATCGCCTCCCGCCTTCTTGGCTTGGTGGACAAGCAAGAGAACACCGTCACCATTGAGCAACCCCTCTTCGGGGATGGACTTTAATATACCAAGGGGGTTTTTATTGGGTGTAAAGCGCTATCTTTGCACTATGGAAGAAAAAGAAATAAACGGGTACGATGGATTGTATTCTATCACTCAAGACGGCGTGGTTTATAGTTTGGGAAAAGGATTAAGTACCAATCCATCTTTTTCTCAAAAGCGGGCGATTTCCCTGAAGAAGACCCAAAGGGGATACATTACTTGCAAATTATTTAAAGACGGAAAAAGGAAATATTTTTTCGTCCACAGGCTCGTTGCTCAATGCTTCATAGCAAACCCTGAAAGCAAGCCCGAAATCAATCATATTGACGGCAACAAGGCTAACAACCACGCATCAAACCTTGAATGGGTTACATCAAGCGAAAACCAAAAGCACGCATTTAGGGAGGGGCTTCAAAAAAGAAGGGCTGGAGCGGATTCCAAATGCTCAAAGTCAGTCAAGCAGGTAGATTGCAAGACGGGTGATGTTGTAAGTGTTTGGCCATCAATCAATGAAATAAAAAGGGCTTTGGGCTTTAATAGTTTTGGGATAATTGGGTGCTGCAAGCAAAAACCCAAGTATAGAACAGCCTACGGGTTTAAATGGAGTTATGTTTAGTTACACATCAGCAATCAGCCGAATACGGCGGATGACTGCCCGAAAGAAGGTAATTCAGGGCGGGACATCTGCTGGATGCTTGCCCCCGCTTTAACGGGCGGGGGAGGAAAAACACTTGCAATATTGGCGGTCCTGATTGACCACGCCGCTCGGTTTCCTAAGTCGGAAATATCGGTCGTGTCCGAATCCGTGCCTCACCTGCGGAGAGGAGCCATCAAGGACTTCGCCAAGATTATGCAATGGACCCACAGGTGGGTTCCCGACCGCTGGAACAAGACCCTGCTCCAGTACAACTTCGCCAACGGGTCCACGATTGAGTTCTTCTCCGCTGATTCGGAGGCCCGTCTCCGAGGGGCAAGGAGGCAGGTCCTATATATCAACGAGGCCAATAATATTGACTTTGACTCGTACTACCAGTTGGCCATCAGGACCAGCCAAGAAATCTACATTGACTTCAACCCAACCCACGAATTTTGGGCGCACACGGAGGTCTTGCCCGAAACCGATGCGGAGTTCCTTATCCTGACCTACCAAGATAACGAGGCCCTTCCTGATACGATACGATACGATATAGAACGAAACCGAGACAAAGCCGAAACCTCCGCCTATTGGGCCAACTGGTGGAAGGTGTATGGGTTGGGTCAAGTCGGGACGCTGCAAGGGGCTATCTACGGGGACTACACTGTGGTTGAGGGTATTGACCCATCCACGATGAAATTCGTCGCCTACGGGCTTGACTGGGGGTTCAGCACGGACCCAACCGCCTTGGTCGCCGTGTACCGCAGGGGTGACGACTTGTTTATTCATGAGTTGCTCTACCACCGTGGACTGACCAACTCCGATATTGCGGTGCGGTTAAAAGAGTTTGGCATCACAAGGGCGTGGGAAATTGTGGCCGATTCAGCCGAACCGAAGTCCATTGAAGAAATATACCGCCTCGGCTTCAACATCAAGCCCGCATCCAAGGGACCCGATTCAGTCAGGCAGGGGATTGACATCGTGAAGCGGTTCAACCTTCATGTGACCAAGGATTCGGTTAACCTCATCAAAGAACTCCGCTCGTACACTTGGGCCACCGACAAGGATGGCAAGGACACGGGGGTTCCCATTGATTCGTACAATCACGCCTGCGATGCGCTCCGATATGTGGCCCTGAATAAACTTGCCGTGAGCAATTCGGGGAAGTACTTGGTGGTGTAACTTTGCCACATGAACCTTGAATCCATTATTGATTTGCTTTTGATTTTTGGCAGATTCTTCCTCTTATTGGTCTTGATTTTTGCAATTGTTTCCATATTATGAAACTCATCCACTACTACCACATCTATTGCGGCGGAGGCGGGCAATGGCAACTCATCATGCACCAGCACATGATGGCCCTTTGCAATTACGGATTGATTGAACAACTGGACGAAATCCGTGTCGGCATCGTCGGCCCTCCCGACCAGCGGAAGGTGGTCAAGGAGATACTGGACAATTCGCTCGTGGCGGCAAAGATTAAGGTGGTAGTCACCCGCACCAATGCTTGGGAGCAAGCGACGCTGACCGAGATGTACAAGGCATCGCAGACCGAGGATGCGGCCTACCTGTACGCCCACACCAAGGGCAGTTCCGACCCCAGCCTCATCAACCAACTTTGGTGCAGGTCCATGGTGTTTTTTAACATCGTCGCTTGGGAACGGGCCATTGCAGAACTCGCCAATGTGGACTGCGTCGGAGCCTACTGGCTGACCAAGGAAGAGTTTCCCCAAATCGCAGACCACAACAACCCCGACGGGTATCCCTACTTTGCGGGGACATTTTGGTGGGCCAAGTCGTCCCACATTCGTGAACTCGGAGAACCCGTAAGGGAACACCGCTGGCAGGCAGAGCATTGGATTGGGAAGCGTGAAGGCATGACCGTCTATAACTCCTGCAAGGGGTGGCCAGGTCCCGATAAGTTCGTCATCACATTTTAGCCATGGCAAAAATCCCTGTCATCATCACCAACTTCAACCTCTACACTTGGCCGAAGGCGATGGTCAAGAAACTGATGCGGATGCCTGGGGTTGGACCCATTCTAATCGTGGACAACGATTCCACCTACGGCCCCACGCTGGAATGGTACGAGCAGTTGAAACTGGAAGCCAACGAGGTCGCAGTCATCCGCACGGGTGGCAACTTCGGCCACCTTGTAGCATGGCAGGCGCAAATCCCGCAACAACTGTTTGACATGGGATACCCCGATTACATCGTCACGGACCCTGACCTTGACCTTTCGGCCCTGCCCGATGACACGCTCCTGCGTATGCGGGAACTTTGGTACGACCTACCCGAAAAGACCTACATGTACGAGCAAGAGGAAGGCGATCCGTTTAACGGTGTCAAGTTCTCGGTCAAGGACAAAATCGGCCTTGGCATTCGGACGGACGATGTTCCTGCAGATGCTTTGTTCTTCCAGCAGGCCGAACTACGCTATAAGAACCAACCTTACTTCCACGACCTGCAACTTGCACCCGTTGACACGACCTTTGCCTTCTACCATCACCAACGCTATCAGCGGGTGGTCATCGGAGGGGCAAGGATGGTCGCACCTTACGAG